TTCTTTCAGGTCCCTAAGTACCGAACCTTTAAGTGATGGTAGGGTCTTTCTGATAATAGAATAGACCTTCCCATCTTTATTAAGCAAATCAATAACCATCCATAGAATGATGTTATAGGTTTTCCCCGCTCTTGAGGACCCTTGAAACACACACAACCTCTTATCCGTTTCCTGTAGTATCTCGAAAACTTCCGTTGTCTGTATCTTCATTCTTTTGTTTTTTCCACTCTTCAAACTTATCGTATGCTTTATTCACATACTCTTGTAATGCCTTCTTCGCCTTTTGGTTTCTTTGTTTGACTCTTTTGTTGTGGGCTTTTGTTCCCCCACGATTTCTACTTTGTGGCATTATAATAATTTTGTTTGTACCGGTTTATTCTTTTCATGTTCTATTCTTGCTTTAGCAATATCCATATATTCTTGTTCTTTCTCAATGCCGATGAAATTAAGACCACATCTTACCGCAGCCTTCCCTGTGCTTCCACTTCCCATAAAAGGGTCTAATATCGTTGCGTTTGGTGGTGTAACTAAATTGATTAAGTATCTCATTAAATCAGTTGGTTTAACTGTGGGGTGATTGTTCTTCTTCTTGAATACTTGATTGTCTGTAACTGGATTATCACAATCACAAATTGTTGTAGGTGAACCAATAAACTTCTTTCCACAATTAGCACATCTCGCATTAAAATCTCTTGTTCCACCTGATGTAACTCTTTGTGCTTTCTCCTCAAAATTATCTAACCCTTCATCTTTATCTTTCTTTGCTGCTTTGGGACAATAGAAGAAACGACTGGCTTTATCACTCTGTTTGTCCAATAGTTGTCCCGCTTCTTCATCAAAGATTATGTTAGCAGGAAATCTATCATCCCCATCTACAATCCTTGAACCATCAATATTGATTGCACCTGTTCCGTGTTTCAATACATTTTCAGCAATTGATTTCTCACTGATTGGTTTTCTCGCCATAACGATTGGTTCGTGTGCTGGTTTAAGTGCTGTTCCCCAACCTTCCCAATTCTTTGCTTGTTCAGTTTCTAATGATGCTCCAATATTTTTTATTACCTCTCTTTTTTCACCGAGTATGCCATTGTTCGGTTGTATGACAGTTACAACATCACCATCTGTTTTAGACATTTCACTTTGATTTATTGATTTTGGATTAGATTTACCAGTTTTAATATTAGCATCTATCGCCTTTCCAATGTTATGTGATTTAGGAAACCCTGAACCATATACCCACATAATTTGGTCTCTAATCTCAAACCCTGCGTCCTCAATTCTAACTGCCATTCTGTGATAAGTTCTTGAACCAGCAAATGATAATAGATGACCACCTGGCTTCAATACTCTAAAACATTCAGTCCATACCTCAACACTTGGAACATCATAGTCCCATTTCTTTCCCATAAAAGATAATCCGTATGGTGGGTCTGTTATTACAGCATCTATTGAGTTATCTGGTATTGTTTTGAGGACTTCTAAACAGTCCCCCAATCTTAAATCTATATTCATAATATATTATTTTTTTTCCATCTGTCTCTATTGGTTTCAAATATGAAATCAGTATTGTTCTCAACAGCTTGATAAATTGCATCTGTATATTTTGTTACCCATCTTCTCATCTCATTAACTTCCACTTTGTCTTTGGGGAACAATGTAAATTCATAGACCATAAATGTCTTTCCTGTTTCAATGAAACTATCAGGAATATTCTGAATGGATATAAACTCTTCTCTGAGTTTTGTTGTATCCAAATTCTTTTTAAGTGATTGTCTCATGTTATGAAACAGAGATTTCACGGTCCTCATATAGTTTTCATTTGTTGAAGATATCTTGGTTGACATCTCAATATAAAATGAGTTTGGTCTTTGGATATTTGCAACACCTGAACTGAATTTAACTCCCTTATATTCTTTTGTTCTGAAACTAATCCCCCTTGTCTTCATTAAGTTTTGTTTTAATTATTTCAATTTCAATTTTCTTTGTTGAATCAATCTTTTCTCCACCTGTTGTAATGTCAACTTTTTTCTCTGCATTCCAATCATCTTTAAATCTGTTTCTCATGATGAGTGAATATAGATTGGAATTGATGTTCTTTGAACTACCATCTTTGAATGATTTTTTGGGGATTGAGTTCCACCAATTCTGTGATAACTCCCTAAACTCATTAACGGCTTCGTTAAATTCTGGTTGATTTTCCATTAATTGATAAAATGTTTCCTTAGTTATTCCAAGCCTAACTCTTAGGTCAACATCAAAATGTCCTTCTCTACCCATCTCTTGAGTTATCAATCTCCAATTTGCTGGTAGGTCATTGAGAGTTTTTCTCGGTCTCCCAACTTTGTTTTTCTCGTTCATAATTTGTTAGTGTTGTACTTAAATGGTCCAATCTTCTTTTCATTCTAAGAAGTGATTCCCCTTGAATATTATATCCAAACTTTTCAGGGAAATGTTTATTATGAAAATCAACAACCCACATTCTTTCTTCTTGTGTTTGTTGTCTTGATGTGAAATACTGATGGACCCTGTTTATTTCCTCCCTTGTATATGGAGGCTCTATTGGTTCCCCAATTACTTTTGTTCCAGATACCGTTATTGATTTTGGTTGGATTGGGGTTGGTGCTGGTTTCTGTTTGCAATTACATCCCATTGTTTAATTCTTTTTCTCTTATTAATTTTAATCTTTTTCTATACTTATTCAAGTCACGACTGCAACTATTCATTGGAATCTTTGTTCTTGCGGCAGTATTCTTAACTGATGCTCCCATTTCGATATAGAGTTCAAATAACCTTGCGTAATACCATAGGTCCCCTTTCTTATCATCTTCAATTCTATTCATAACCCACTTCATATCAAATGGTGTTTCTTGATACACTTCTTCAACAATTTCAATATCTGTCATCTCAGAGAATTTAAATCTCTTATAACTTGCAGCATAAGGAGAGGTTGAAGAGATATAATTTCTTTTAACCACTCCTACAAAGAAATATAGTTTTTGTGAATCCGGTATTTCTTCCAACCTTTTATTCTTTAAAAACTGTTCAATCGATACTTGAAATAAGTCATCATATTCATTTGATTTGGTTATTGATGCACATATTCTTTTTAGTTCATTGAAGTTGTCTTTCACCCATTGGTTTACCAAGATAGCATTATTTAAATTCTTTATGCTCTATTGGGACCTAATAACATTTTTCTATTGAAGAAGTTATTGTTTTCATCCCAATGATTGAGTAAAGAAACAATGTATTTGTTTCTGGCTAATCTTGCAACTTTGTCTCTAATTGTGTTAGGAGAAATATTAAGTGCTTTGGATATTTCAGGATTGGTAAGTGCTGAATAATTTCTGTTATTAGATTTCATATCCTGAAGAATGAAATCGTAAATTCTTTTGTCTACTGAGTTCTCAATTAACATATGTACTTTTTTTATAAATATAGGTATAGGTACATATGGGTAAAGTATAATTAAAAATACTTTAAATATTTTTCTTTCAATAACTCTGATGTTCTTTTTAAAATATCTGCTCTTTCATATTCTTCAGATAAACTACTCTCATATTCACTTCTCATCAAGATGTATTCGTAATAATTGAATAAATTTAAATTCTTATGTAATTCAATTTCAATATATTCAACAATCTTTTCTGTAATGTATTTCTTATCTTCTTCTGATAAAGACCAGTATTGCTCAACTTTAATATCTAATTCATTAAAGTTACTTGCTAAAAATTCTTCTCTAGTCATTACTATATAAATACTAGATTTTATAACAATCTTGGTTAGAGAGTTTACCCCCCCTTTCCCCCCCATAAAATATTATGAGAAGTGAAAGGGATATCTTGGACACACTGTTGAATGGTTTACCCCCCAATTATCCTTCAGTGCAGGGATTTAATATGGCTCTCCTAACCAAAAGATAAATATATGAGTTTAAATTTTTTTTGTAAAGTGTATATTTATTTCATATGGAAACCAAATTATGTAGAGCTTGTGATATAGTTAAACCGGTATCTGAATTCGATAGAGCAAAGAGTTCTTACCAACGATATCTTGCTAGATGCAAAAGCTGTATGAGAAAGGGATTGAAAATGAGAAAATCTGAAGGTCAAGTTAAACCATTTAATAAGACCGATAGGATAATCATGGCAGGGGTCAGTAAGAGTGATTATATGAATATGTTTAAGATGCTTGAACGAATGGGGTATGATATTTCAAGACCTATTGATGAACAGTTTATAGAGAGAGCATTAAAACATCACCAGACCGTCATAAAACCCTCAAAAAGAGCCTTAAAACAAATAAACAGGTTTCTACCCGATGGAAGTGATAACCCTCACTGGAGGGAACAAAAAACCCCCAACAATTAAGTCAGGGGTTCTATCATCAAGGAACAGAAAGGGATTAACTCATAATTGCAAGAAGAATACCGATTCCAATAAGCCAACCTAATACTGTTGGCCATTTAGATTCTTCTTTTACTTCTTTTGTATCACCCATAAGAGATTTGGAAATTCCTTCAATCATCTTTTGGATATGCTCGTTAGCATTTTGAACCTCAACCCAATTGTCAAATGCTCCAAGCTTTCTTCTCACCTCAATCTGAACATCAGTTCTGTTATCAGCAACTTGAGACAGATTTACATCGATGTAAACACCAAGAGATAAGAACTCTGATGCATCGAATGTGTATTGATTAAACATTTGGTTTTGTTTCTCCAATCTATACTTCTTGAAGATTTTGGAGATGTTCATAACACCCTCTTTAACTTTGTTAAGAGGGAATTCAACTGTGACCTTCTTGGTCGGGTTTGCGATGGCACCTATCATAAAAAATTTTGTTCAGATTATGTCCTGTCCCCGATGTTAATTGATGATTAAAAAACAAAGATAAGGAAGATTAATTACCACCGTGTAAAT